ACCAGCTTAGGGCAGTCGTATCATCGTCTGCCACCTGTTGAGTGTTGTTGAATTGATTCAAAAACACGGAGAAAGAACGAACCACCTCATTTAAATACTCTTGGTTGTACTCTTGAGGCGGAGTAGGAAAAAACGGTACAGGAGTGTTGGTAGCCATTATCTTCTCCCGTCGGGTCTAATATCTACACGAGGCACACCCAATCTCCAAAGTACGTTTGCGTCTGTAGATTGTAACTTGAGCGTAAAACTGCGGCCCCGTAAGCGTGTAAAGTACTGGTTCGTGTACTGATCTACAGGCGTACTGGATGTTTTAGAGATAGTGTTTGTTGAAGAGTTTTGATCAATTTGCCCCGGAAAACTTTTAGTCTCCAAGATAAATTCCAAAGAAGAGGTATCGACTGTTTCTCTAAAATTAATGTCCGGTATAACTCTATTAATAAAAGAAAACTGATTGCCGTCTGTAATGGACATATCACCAGACTCAATAAATGAAGTCATAGCCGCGCCGTCATCTTGTGCGCCCACCTCTTGATTATACAAAAAGTTGTTAGTTCCCGCCGCGAGAGGCAACGAAGAAATACCGCGATCCAACCACGCCGTTCTAGCTAGGTTTCCTATAAACCAAAGCTTCTCAAGGTAATTGTAGACCACATACCTGTTGTTCTCGGTTGAGTCCGCAGACGGATAAAACCACCACACCTCTGAGAAGGACACGTTGGCTCCTGCAACAATCTTATCAGACTGAGCCGTGTTTATGTCGTTAAATACATAATCCCTAACAGTGCAAGGTATTCTTTGAACCGCACCAGTAAACGCATAGAACTCTGCCGATCCCATCCAAAACACCGCATCGTCCACCGCAACCGCCGCCTTGGGACTAGCAATGGTAATGTTTTCAGAAATTAAGTTTATACCAAAGGTGAACGGCGGTCCAAGGAACTGCATTGCGTGAATAGAAACGTCTGTAAACACCAGTATCTGTTGCCGAGTTTCAAGAGCTTGAATAATCTTGGAGCCAGAGCTTATACGTAAATCTCCTGCTGTATTGGTAGAGGTGGGATACCAATCAACAGGATTCTCCTGACTGCTAAACCGTATTAACAACGGGTCTTGGATGCCACTACCATCAGTTGAAGAAGACGTAAGACCAAGACCATCCGCGCCAAAGGCAATTACATGCCTGTCTCTGTCAGACAAAAGAACCTGTGTGGCTATGGTAGGAACCGAGGTCCGTGTGCCAAGTCCTAAGCTACTATCTGTTAAGAATTTAGCCCGTGTATTTACACCATTGGTTTTATCCCAATAGTAAATCCTACCGTTTCTTTCGTTCAACAGCAGGTCTTCGCCAAAGTTATCTTGCGCCCAAATACGTAGGTTTGCAGAAGGCGTGATTGTTCCTGAAACAAGGGCCAATCCCCAGCCAGAAAAATCGTCCGCTGTCTCCGCGTTGCCTGTTGCAAGTCTAACGGCAGAAACATCCGCATGAGTAGCGGCAGTGGTGCCTTTGTGTCCTCTGGTACATCCCGTTAAATCGTTGGAACTTATGCCCCCCACCAGAATAAGTTCGTCATCTATAAGAATAATGTCAGCGGCTACAATACCCGTAGTGTTAGTTACGGTGATAGTTGTATCACTAGCAGAAAGTGTGCCCCCTTCATTTACCGTTGTAGTAAGAGCGCCCGTAGTTGTTCCACCCCAAACTCCTGCGCCCCAACCAGTACCAAACACTGAGCTATTAAGACCCGTACCAATTTGGTAGGTTCCTACAACACTACCGCCGCCGTTACCCGTATCACTAGAGTTGGCAGTGACGGCAGTAACGCTTATACCACCAGAAACTGTAACGCTTTCTATCGTGCTGACGGTCCTCGCAGATATCTTATATGTGTTGCCATCCACAACTTCTGTGACCTGATACTCTTGGTTAAGAACGTTTGCTGTAATGTTGCCACCCAAAGAAGCTGCCCCAGAGAACGTAACAAAGTCATTCGCCACACAACCATGATTGGGGTCGGCTACTGTAATTACGGACGAGCCGTTTGTAGCAGAAAAGGTAACGTCCCCCGCAGATGTTGTTTGCCTAACCGGAGTAACGTCTTTAAAATCAGTACCCTCTTTAATGTAGAACTTTAATTCTGTCCCAAGGCCCAAAAACTTTTCACCGCTCAATGCCACAAACTCGTGCATCCCACGGCATATTCCCAAGAAAGCGTTGTTGGTATTTTTTTCCCAACCGTTTAACTTCTCAGGATACCCAAACCGAAACCGTACTTTGTCACAATCTACCCAACCGTTTTCTTCAGAATACGGAGTAGTTTCTTTGTTAATTCCGGGCTTAAATTTTAAGTTAGCTAATGGCATATTAAACCCCTAGTAAAATTCTATTATTAACACAGAACCCGTCCATCCCGGGCTGGTTTGCCAGCCCGGAACACCTGTGTTAATACCATTATTAGCGGCAATTTCACAATTAGCGGATAACGTATCTTCCTCGGGTTTTCCTGTGGAGGTAAAAACAGGCACCCCACTACCAGCACCATAATTAGCTGTTCTAGTGTACGCAAAAGTAATTCCATACGGCGACAAATCAAAGACGCCAGCCACTTCATTACCGCTGTTACCTATTGCCCCTGAAGTACCGGGAGTAGTGCTACCTGAAGTTCCGCCGTTGCCACCTGTGCCGCATCTGCTACCACCCGCCGCTGATCCTCCCCGTGCATTGACGTTGTACGGACTGCCAGCGGCCCCGTACCCACCAGTAGCAAGAAAATCTCCAGCGGAGCCATAACCGGGAGTCGTGTTATAATTGCCACTGCTGATGACAGTTGCGCCACCCGCACTGGTAGTTCCCCCAACAGTTATAGTTACAGGGTAACTGCTAGATAAAGATGACACATACTTTTCAGCATACCCTCCCCCACCACCCGAATTGGGGATATCATTTCCCACGCTTGGTTGACTACCAACCGCACCAAACACCATGAACAGGGCTGATTTTACCCCGCTACTGGGTGTATACGGCGATACTCCCACAGAATATGAAAATACTTGGCTTGTGTAACGTGACCCATCACCCACGCCAAACCCTAATACGTTATATCCAAAAGAAGTCATTAGGCATCATTCTTTGCGTCTGTCGTAAAGAACAGTTTTATTCCCAACAACCGTGCGTCTCCCGTCTGTGAATCAGCCGATACATCTCGCATAATTTGAAAGTACGTTTGCGTATCTACCGCAGCACTAGCAATAGTAACTGCACCGCTTGTGTCAGAAACCATTAGGTCATTAGACGTGCCACTAAACGCCTTGGCAGTAGTTACAACGTTGGTTCCAAACGCCGTATTAATAGAACCGTCGTTTGCTATAGAAACCCCCGACAAGCCCCAAGCCACCGTACCTGTATCTGTTCCTGTAACAGTCCAAAAAGGTTGAAACGTAATCGTGCCTTCGTTCCAAGATTTAGGAAAGCACACGGTAAACTGAGCATTTTCATCAGAGCTTGGATCAAAGTCTAACACTTTTATTTCTGGGCCATTTGATAACTCAACTTGAGTAGCAAAGGCACAACCATTTGTAGTGTTTGGATACATAGCGTTTGATGGAACATAAATAGTTTCCAGACCCGCAACTTTAGCTGCTGCGCCATCAACGGTTAAAACGTCTGCTTCTAACGTACCATCAATGTCTGCATTACCCGATATATCTAATGTTGCGGCATCTAGCTCACCTGACAAGGTAATGTCAGTGGCCCCTGTAATTGCGCCATTTAAAACCACTGCACCATCAATGTCTATCGTTGTTGCCGCGATTTGAATTTCAGTGTCTGCAACGAGATCAAGCTGACCATCAGCACTGGAATTAATGTACAGGCCCGTATCTCTAAACTGTATTTTATTATCAGTTGCTATGGTTGTAGCTGCAGCAATATTTACCGCCCCATCAATATCAACATCGCCCGTAGCTGTAATATTTCTAAAGCCCGTAATGTCCTTGTTGGCATCAACAACAACCGCCTTACTAGCGGTTACCGTACCCGCAGTAACACCGTCCAATTCTGAAATACTAACAAGTGAGGTGAAATCAGTAACAGCCGCACCCGATCCTGCACCGTCAGCTAAAATAATAGCCGACTTTCCAGCAAGGATGGTGACGTTCGATCCAGAGCCTTGCGTAATAGACAGGCTTTGGTTTGTGCTGTTAAGGATCATATACATTCGAGCTTTGTCGTTTTGCTCTAATGTAACCGTGCAAGTTCCGCCCGGAGTTCCAGTAAAGTTTATTGCCTTGTAGTGTCCGTTGGACAAAACAGCCGTAGTGGATAACGCCAGAGTGTAAGAAGTGCTGGGTAAAGAAATAGAAACAAACCCGTTTGCGGCACGATCTATAATGTCGAAATTGTTATTAGTGCTGTTGCCCCACGAACCCGATTCATCCCCAGTGGTTATTTTCTTAATAGCGTTAGATGCGGTGTATGTAGCCATGACGGGACCTCAACTATAAATATGTTTGGACTATACCCATGCCAAGTCATTTAATCAACTACGCAGCGATATCTGTCCAAGACGGAGTTTGTGAGGGGGTTATACTAGAGAACCCCGAAGATTGCGAAGGCGTTATACTAGAGAAGTTAGACGTTTGATCTGGTTCAATCTTCGACCAGACTAAGACACCCCCCACTTCCGCCGTACCAACAACGCCTGTGACCGAAACAGAGTTGTCAACTCTAGTGGATGAAGAACCAACCGCGCCTGTAGCTGCTATGCCCGTGACGGGTACATTTACATCAACCTTAACTGTAGACGATCCTACCGCACCTGTACCAGAAACGCCTGTGACCGATAGAGTGCTGTCTGCAGTAATTGAAGCAGTGCCAACTGCGCCTGCACCCGCTACACCCGTGACAGAAACAGAGTTGTCAACTCTAGTTGATGAAGAACCAACCGCACCCGTGCCTGCTACACCCGTGACGGATATGTCTGCGGAAGAAGTAGTCGTTGCGGAACCAACCGCACCCGTGGACGAAACTCCCGTGACAGAAACATTTGCGTCACCACTAACACCGCCGCCACCCACAAAAAGACCGTCAGTAAACGCTATACAGGCGTCTCCCATTATAACAGGAACATCGGCATCTACTGTTACAGTAACGCCTCCGATAGAACCCGTGGACGAAACTCCCGTGACAGAAACGTCTGTACCGCTAGTGGTAGAAACACTGCCCACGGAGCCTGTACCAGAGACGCCCGTAACAGGAACTGTTCGTCCAACGCCTGTAGACACTGTTCCGACAGAACCTGTACCAGAGACGCCCGTAACAAAAAGATTAGATTCACTTGTAATAGACGAAGAGCCGACAGAACCCGTGGCAGCTACACCTGTAACACCTATATCTAAATCGGTAGTGGTCGCCACGCCAGTTACAGCACCTGTACCAGAAACACCCGTGACGGAAATGTCTGCAGTGCTGGTGGTAGTAACAGCGCCAACGCCACCCGTGGCTGATACTCCTGTCAGAGTGACCGTTGCAAAACCTGTAACTGTAGGGGAACCAACCGCACCTGCACCAGAAACACCCGTAACATTGTTAAGTACAGCGGTAGTAGTAGTAACATCACCAACGCCACCTGTACCAGAAACACCCGTAACAGATATATCCGCTGCGCTCGTGGTAGTCACACTACCAACAGCGCCTGTGGCAGAAACACCCGTAACAGATATATCCGCTGCGCTCGTGGTAGTCACACTACCAACAGAGGCCGTCCCAGAAAGACCTGTGACAGAAATAGAAATACCGCTCGTAGTTGTTACACTACCAACAGAGGCCGTCCCAGAAAGACCTGTGACAGAAATGTCCGCTGCGCTCGTAGTTGTCACACTACCAACAGAGCCTGTTGCAGATACGCCTGTGACAGAAATGTCCGCTGCACTTGTAGTCGTTACACTACCAACAGAGCCTGTACTAGAAACGCCCGTAACAGATACTTCTGTAGAAAACTTAGCTGAACTAGCTAGTGGCGCAGCGCCAAGAGGAGAAAAGCCCAGCATCGGTTAAACCCTTAACTATCGAATGCGGTACACCATGCCGCAACATTATCCGTTACTTGCTGTGTGGTCATTGCTTCATTAGTTGTCCCATCCAGCAGGGGGTAACGCCTGTGAATATCTAATACCCGCGTAGTAAGCTGGTCTTTTGTAAGTTTAGTTACGCTATCTGGAATCTTATACTCGCGATTAGTGGGGCTAACGCCCACCATTGTAAAATTGTCTGGGTCTAAATAATAACCGCCATTATCTACCCAATAAGGACAGTGCATACCTTGCGGACCCGCATCTAACTTATACTCAAGTATCATCTTTTTTCTCCAGTTTAAGCATGTAATCGGTGTTAGCTAACTTAGACTTACCAAATAAACGCTCAGAAGTCTTGTCTACATTGACCGTGTATTTATCAGCCATTTGATTTAAAAAATCCTCTAGCTCATTAGCATGAGGCAGCTTTCCTTTGGCGATTGCTTCGCCCGTATATTTTACATACCCTGAAACTTCCGTCAAACAGACTTGCGGGTGAACGCCATATTGCTGGCAATATTCAATCGTCGCTGTTTGAGCGCGGCCACCATCCAAAAGATTTCGATACATAAGCTCAAACCCGCGACGAACGTGGTGACGCTTTTCTTCGTTTTCAAAATCCTCTTCGCTCCAATCATCAATGCCGTTTACTTCTTTAATGTTTTCGTAAGCATCAATCAGTGTTGCAATGTCCTTGAACGAGCCGTTTATCTTGCTTTCCATAACGTCTAAGCCAACACTTTTTTGACGAAACTCAGCTATAGAAACGGGGTCATCCTTTCCAGAAAGCTCCTCAAGTTCTTTAACCGATTTAGCGTGATTTACCTGCGCCTCGGCTAAAGCCATCTTTCTCTTTTCAACTTCCGACATAACTTGTCGCATCATTCGCATGGGCGACTGACCGTTTAGCATTGTCAACGTCATCAGCGACAACGTGTGCTGGCTGTTGTTGCGGTCAAACGCTCTTGTTTTTGCGTCCAACTCAGGAAGCATTTCGTTTACTTTAGCAACTGCCGCCGCATTTATCTTATCCGCTGATATAGCTGGTAGACTAAAAGCAACGTCTATCTTCTTAGTTAAGCTGTTCATTTTTTCCCCGTTATGTTCCTGAAAGACCCGCTAAATATCTTCTGGCAACAGTTAAATCGCCAAAATCAGTCGCGTTGCCTGTGTTTGCAATGGTCACATATTGAATTACGTTGCTTCCGGTGTTTCCGGCACCTGAAGCATTTCCTCCGCCCCACACGCCCTTCGTGCCGTCAGAAAGAGAGGCCATAGCGTCCAGCGTAGTAAGCAGGTCGCCAAAATCAGTCGCGTTGCCCGTGGTTGCAATCGTAATGTAGTCAATAATGTTGCTGTGGGGGCCACCACTCCCCCCACCAAACACCGCCCTAACACCATTACTACACCCTGCATTTGTGGTTGCAGCAGTTAAATCTCCAAAATCAGTTGCGTTGCCTGTGGTTGCAATCGTAACGTAGTCAATAGTATTTACTTGTGCCCCCCCTGACACGAAACCGCCAGCAAACACGGCACGGAACGCTGATGCGGCCCCAGAAACATAACCCCTAGCAACAGTTAAATCGCCAAAATCGGTGGCGTTTCCGGTGGTTGCTATCGTAATGTAGTCAATAATGTTTTCGTAGCCACCACTGACGTTCGAACCGCCAGCAAATAATCCGCGTGTGCTACCACCCGCACCAGCCAAACTATATCTACTAGAAGTTAAGTCTCCAAAATCCGTAGCATTTCCGGTAGAGGATACCGTAATATATTGTAGAGTATTGTGAGCATACGGAGAAGTGCCGTTATACCCACCGCCGAAAACACCACGAGTGCCATTAGAAGCCCCCGCCATATTTCTCATAACGGATGTAAGATCACCAAAATCCGTAGCATTTCCGGTAGAGGATACCGTAATGTAATCCATTGTATTAATATCTGCGGCGCTGTTGTTATACCCCCCGCCAAAAACACCGCGAGAGCCTACACCAAACCCCGCTTCAGACGAAGTGATCTTAAACCATTCGCTGTTTACATATATTTTAAAGGCATTGGCGCTGGTGTCATACCACACGTTTCCATTAGCCGGACTAGATGGGGCTGACGCTGAACTCGTCACGACATGCTTTAAATTACCAACCCCGTCCACCAAAATATCTTGGGGGAAATCTACTGACCCTAGAGCGTCCGTTTTAAGTGTACTCATTTGTTAATCTCCAGATAGTCCAGCTAATCCTGCTCTTGCTACAGTTAGATCACCAAAGTCTGTTGCATTACCAGTGGTTGCAATTGTTACATAAGCCATTACATTAGTTGGACTTCCATAACCCCCGCCAAAGACTGCTCTAATACCACTAGAACAAGCACCAAGAATATAGAGGGATGAAAGTAAATCTCCAAAATCTGTAGCATTACCTGTAGTATCAAAAGTTACATACTCTATGCTATTTACCGTTGCCGAACCAGTGTACCCTGCTGCAAAAAGACCTCTGTTACCGGAACCCGCACCAGTAAATTGATTTCTATTACTAGTTAAATCACCAAAGTCAGTAGCATCGCCTGTAGTATCTATAGTAAAATAATCTATTTGATTAAGGTAAGCCATTAGCTGTTGCCCCCTGCAAATAATGCTCTAGTTGCATTTGAACAAGCAGCATTATAAGTAGTAGATACTGATAGATTCCCAAAGTCAGTGGCATTACCAGTACTAGCTATAGTAACGTAATCAACAGTATTACTACCACCACCACCAAATAGTCCACGCAATACACTAGAACATGCAGATAAACCAAACCTTGATGAAGTTAAATCTCCGAAGTCAGTAGCATTACCAGTATTAGCTACAGTAATATAGTCTATTACATTGGTAGCAGAGCCTGTACTACCTCCCCCAAACAAACCTCTTGAACCACTAGAGCAAGCACCAAGAAGATCTTTCGCAGCACTTAAATCTCCGAAGTCAGTGGCATTACCAGTACTAGCTATGGTAATATAATCCATGACATTACTACGACCATTACCACCACCAAAAACTCCACGGGAACCATACATAGCAGGAACGGGCGTAGGGAAACTGCCGCTTAGAATAATCCACTCAGCATTAATATACTGTTGAACATCAGTACCATCCCACCAAATAGCTCCATTAGCGGCACTAGACGGCTGTGTGCCGCCCGTGTGATATTCTGTGACGGCAACCAAAGTTTTTATATCTACGCCGCCAACCGTTAAGCCTTGACTAAAAGAAGTTGCGCCACTGCTACGGCTTTCCATGCTGGATACAGTTACAGTACTCATATTCTAATCCCCTGAAAACCCTGATATATTAGTTGCCGCAGCAACTAAATCACCAAAATCTGTAGCGTTACCCGCATTAGCTAGGGTTACATAATCTATTACATTTGAACCACTGCCAGCATAGCCCCCAGCAAAAACAGAGCGAGTGCCGTTTGTAACGCTATCCCCGCTATAACGAGCAACTGTTAAATCACCAAAATCTGTAGCGTTACCTGTTGTAGCAGGGGAAACATAATCAATAGTATTAACTGGCCCACTACCACCACCAAATAAAGTCCGATTAGCGGTGCCACTAGCCATTACCATATAACGTGACGAAGTTAAGTCTCCAAAGTCAACAGCATTACCGGGAGTATCTATAGTTACATACTGAATTGTGTTACTTGCGTTTGTCCCAACTAACATTCTAATGCCACTAGAAGCGCAGCCACCACCAACCAACTGTTGTGCTGCTAAAAGATCACCAAAGTCTGTGCCGTTTCCAGTACTGGCTATAGTAATATATTCTATTGTATCGGTATGACCACTAGAATCAGTACCCCCTGCAAATAACCCCCTAGAAGTATTTGAAGCCCCACCAAGTTGAGTTTTTGCAGAAATTAGATCGCCAAAATCTGTAGCATTGCCTGTGTTTGCAACAGTAATGTATTGAATTACGTTTGTTCTAGTTCCGGTATTATTATCTGTACCAGTGCTACCACCACCAAATACACCCCTACCACCACCTTGAAAACCTGCAGTGTCACCAACTGCTACAGTTAAATCTCCAAAGTCAGTAGTATTGCCCGTTGAGGCTATAGTAATATATTGGATAGCATTTGATCTAGTTCCTTGATCTCGACCTCCATTAAAAACACCGCGTGCACCATAAAACCCTGCATCAGGAACCGTAATCGTAATCGTATTCCATCCTGTTCCATCGTACATATAAAAGGTATCTGAAGTGGTGTTATACCAAAGCGAACCAACGGAAGGAGAGGTTGGCGCACTAGCCGAAGCAACATATTCCATTTGCGGAAGTGAAGAAAGCGCAACATTGTCTACCGTCACCGCAGTTGCATTAGGCGCTCCGCTACCTGCTACATTAGTAACCGTGTCTACCTTTAAAGTACCCATTTATACCACCGACCAAGCTGCGCCAGAAGGCACCGTGACCGTTACACCGCTGGCTATTGTAATCGGACCAGCGGCAACAGCGTTTTTTCCAGAAGTGAGCGTATGATCTGCACTAACAGTTTGATCATTTTCATAAAAGACCCCCTTTTGGGGCTGTATATCAGAGTTAATAGCAGTAATGAAAACCTCTGCAGCACCGCCTAGAGTAATAGCGTTTCCACTATTACTGCTTTCAGAAGGCGTCCTAGAAAGGGTCGTACCTGACGAGGTGTATGTACCAGAACCAATTTCAAAATTAGTCCCTTCTTCTATCACATAACGCACAATATTTGTGTTAGCGACCCCAGCAGTTGCGAAGGATTGAAATCCCGCTACAGCAGAACCTAGAGTTATGGTCCCCGTCCCTGTAGTGGACGTGGACATTTTCGCCCTGTTTACAAGCACCACCATATCTTATGCTCCGAAAGTAACTCGTTTAAGCTATCCTAATAATCGCGGTGCTTGCCCCCGCTGCAGGAAAGACAATGGTAAAGTCCCCCGAACTTGCAGATTTATCACCACCAAAATCCAGCACACACACTGACGGGTCGCTTGTTGCAGCCTCGTTATAAATCAAAGCACCTCTTACACTAGAGATTGTCACATTAGAAAATATCTCGTCCGCAAAATCTGTTAAGGCCGTGGTGCCGCTAATGCTTGGCGTAACGCTAGTTAGAAACTGACCTTTCGCCGTATAATTAGTGCCGCTAATCTCGTTACTGCTAGTGTATGAAGTAGTTGCCGCTGTAAAGCTCGCGTTGTTGTCATATAGCGCCAGCTTAAAAACATTACTTGCTGTCGTAAAGTTGTGCTTTGCTTCCATAAGTTCTTTTTTGAACGAGGTGCAAAGAAAGTTTCCAGAAAAAGCCATATTAAAGTTTCCTTATATGTTCAGCCAGTTCAGGATGACCAGCCTGTTTAATTGCATTATATACAGTAGTACGGTCCCCTTGAATAGCCTGTTTCATATACAGCACCAAAAGCTTCTCTATGCTGCTTTTATATTCTATCGTTTGCTCCCGCAAAACAGGATGTGCTGTCGCGGAAACCTCCACCATTTTGTTTATGCAACGGTTAGCCACCTCTTCGGGAGTAGACCCCCTGTTGTTGGTTGTGTGAACATCAACTTTGAAGTCACTTCCCATAGACGCCTGTACGGACATATTCATTGTTTCTCCCTCACAACTTGACCAACGCGGTAGTTTTGCGTGGTTTCTTTTGCCTCACCCAACAGTTTTAAACCAACCAACGACTCTTGAAACCGCTTATCATACATTCCCATAACATCCTGCTCACCCTTCATAAAAATATACGCCTCTACTAAAGAGCCGTACAAAAGAGTTAACTCTGCATTTTCACTCAACCATGTTGTTCCGCTATCCGACCCTGCAGTTAAGCTTGCAGGTCGGTACAAATAATGAAGCTCCGCAGTAAAGGACGCATTTGGGGTTGGAGCTAAGATAAAATTACTAACATCAAACGAGGCATAATACTTTGGCAAACCCGTAACTGTTGAGTCTGGGTTATACGTCTGTATAAAGCTAACGTCCTTAAACTCTACAAAAACCTCTTCCGAACTACTGGTATAGCTCAAGGAATACGGCGCTAAAAAGTCATCTGGCACCCTAAGATACTTATTACCTTGAGACATAACTCCCGAAGCATTTCTTCTAAACAGGTTTAGTTGAACCGATTTTAAAATGCGTTCTTCTGCAGATCGTATAAAAAGGGGAAGATTAGTTACAAACGAAGTTTCTGTATTTTCCGTGTAATCTTGGATGGCCTGCTTTAAGGTTGCGTATGTATAGCTCATTTGTCCACCTATGGTGTGTTCGCCGTTCCGCCCATACCACTATGGTTGGTGCAGTAGTAATAGAGGGTTGGTGCAGAATTTGCGACAGTTATTTGAACATACGCACCAGCCTGACCTGCCGTTCCTGACGTGGTTACGCCTGTTGTGTACTCAGAACCACCGCCGTGCGTACCGTTCGCTGTGGCGCTAAACCGCAGTGGGTGGCTACTATTAGATGAAGCTGATTGATCGAATCTAAACGTGCTGCCCTCTGCCAGACTGAGCGTTGGGCTAACAACACCATCTATGTAGAACTTATTGCCCGTTCCATAAGGATTAGTTCCACTAGCCACAGTTACAATGTAAACATTTGTAGTAACCGTAACAGAGCCAGACGCTGCCGTGCCAGATACCCCAGTAACGGAAACAGAAGGTTCAACTACCGTCACAGAACCAGACGCTGCCGTGCCAGATACCCCAGTAACGGAAATGCCGTCACTAGCAGGAACGGTAACAGTAACCTCTCCTACAAAAGCTTTAGCAACTAAATTGTTTTCTGTAAAACCAAGTTCGTCACCCCTATATCCAACTGGATTAAAGCCATATTGAATTGACCTTTCTTCCGCTAAGTTTGTTTCGGGCCTTGCATCCCGCAAAGCTTGTGGATCAGATACCGTTCTAAAAGGACCTAGTTGCGGCTGTTTTGGTTCAAACTCATCTTTTCCTACTAAAAGTCCGTTCCATTCTTTTCGCATATCGCGGTAACGATAACGAAAGCCAGAGCGGTCCGATATAGCGACCGCGTTTTTACCGCTGGCAAATTTACCCATCAGCCTGTCCTAAAATACTGATATTGAGGTACTACGTTAAACGAAGCTCTGTCACGATCCTCGGTCATGGCACGTTCAAACTCTTCTTCATACACCGCCTTTAATAACTGAACGCGTTGCGGGGCCCGCTTTATAGCAATGTAATAAGCTAATCCCGCAGCTAGACAGGGATAAAATCGAAAGGGCATGTCTAACGTGTTTGTAGCTGTATCCGCATCATTCATACGAGTAAGCGCATTGTAATACACAACATCCGTACTGTTTTCTGGCGCAGGCCATATTTTTAAACTAGGCGTTATTTGACGATCCAAGAAAAACTGGTTGGGTCTGCCTTGAGAAGACTTATTGGGAACCGTTTGGTATTCCTCTCGGCTTAAACGAAGCAGCGCGTAATCCGTGCCGTCCCTGCGGATAACCGCAGACAAAATATCAATAACGTCCGGTAATAACGAATACTCTCCAGTGCCTTGTGTCATGGTCACGGTGCGTTGCGCTATTGTCCATTGGTTTAAACCTCTGTTGGCCCACTCTGCCAACATTAAATTTAACGACCGCTTTGCCGTTTTAAAATCATAGCCTGTTCGAACCTCCAAGCCGCAACGCTCAAAGGCTTCTTCGACGTACTCAGCTACATCTAGCTCAAAATCCACGCTGTTAGAAACTGCCATGTCATTCCTCGTTGTACAGATTATCGAATATTCGATTAACGTCTAAGGTGTAGTCTAAATCAGATTTAGAATAATGTACATGCTGAGAGGGCTTGAAGTCTGGAGCGCCCTCTCCTGTCTCAAACCACGCAGGATGCGTTACTCTAACGCGATTGTTGGGCAAAGCTACAACATTGCCCGTCCAATCCCCCGCGTTTAATAGCTGCAATACATGAGCCTGCTTGTGTTGCGCAGGATCATCCGCAACATCCGTATCGGTGTAATCTACAGTAAACATGTATTTTGCTGGAAAGAACGTGCCGTCTATTTTGGCTAACCACGGACAAGGAGACGCCCTTTCTAGCACATACGCCGCGTGAGTATGTGAGGGGCAGTCCCAAGGTTGTGCTTCATGTACTGCCATTGGTTTAGGCCAATCCTCTAACGGTTCGTCTGCAACTAAAGCCGTTATGGGCATTCGGGCCCACATAGCTCCGCCATGCACGTTCTCTCCCCCCTCTTCGTCCACCTCGCATCCCGTAAAAATAAGCTGAAAGCTTAAACAACGGTTAGGCATGGTAGTTACGGCTATTGCCATAGCGTGTAAAAATTCACCATGATAACGTTCATGGTTTACAGTATACTCGCGGCGAACCCAGCACTTAAAGTGCGGGATATTGCTTTGCAAAAACGGCATTCAGGTTATTTTCTTTTAACCGCGCCGCCTTTAGCATATCCTTTTTTCTTCATCATAGCGCCACCCATGCGGCGTTTTACTGCGCCGCCAGCCTTCATCTTTTTAACGGCACCACCCGCTTTCATCTTCTTTGCTGCACCACCCTTGGCGTAACCTTTTTTCTTCATGTTAGATTTCCTCATCTCTCCGCCTGTGGCGGCGCGTTGTGGTTTAGCAGTCTTTGCCGCAGCGGCAAAATTTGCTGCCGTGGGCGCACCCTTTGTTCCCGGTTTTCGCATGGTTTCTTTTGATCCGGCAGCAATGCGCTTTCGTTTTTTATGTATGTTGTCGTATAAACCTGTTTTAGCCATTAGCACTTCCACCTTTTTCTAGCCTGCCGCAAACGACTGTTTGGGTCTTTAGCAGCCTTTGGAAACTTCTTCATCTGACCCGCGGACCGCGCACAGTAAGACTTGCGCCGCTTGGAATCTTTACTGCCCGCTTTAACCTTGCCCGTCACAGCCTTTTTTATCTTAGACCCCGGATTGGCTTTTCTGTGTGCCGCTAAACCCTTGGCACTCATCCCTGCACCGTCTTTAGTCTTCCGGTAATTTCCGCCCTTACCCGTTGTTTTTGGTATTGGTTTATCGCCAGACATAAAAACCTCAGTTAAAGAAAACAGTTACATCCGAAACATTGGTTAGAACAGCGAAACAACCGTCAGGAAATAACATCCCCTCATCGGGAATATACACATTGTCATCCGTGTTGTCAGCAAACGCAAAGGTTAGCTGCACTGCCCCGTTTACGTCTTTGTTCCTAAGAACTAACGCCGGACTTGTCCCACATTTGTAATGAATGGCTTTTACTCGGGCCCTGCCCGCAAAAACGGTGCCCGAAGCAGTTAAGTTGGTTGCTTTTACATCTGAAGCCATTGTTTTAGCCTTTTAACTGTGGAAGATGGTCACCGAAGTACATCCTGTAAACGTAGAAACAAATATGTCACTTACACGAATGCCGTCATCAGGAATGTTAACAGAATGCGTAGAAGAAGCATCTAAATCCATGTCCAAAACTACCGCGCCGCTGTCTCCGTCCGTAACCGTAAATCGCGGGGTGCCTGTCGTAGTTTTGACTTGAACTTGCCGTATTCGGGCGGGCCCTAGACCCGCCGAACCCGTTGCAGTTAAACGCTTAGAGCGTACATCAGAGCCTGCCATCTAGTTACCCCTAAGCGTTGTTGCTCTGAGCATACACAACCGTTACAGCGCCGACACCGTTGCCAGTATTAGCTGTGGTCACAATCAAACGGTGATCGCCCGTGCCTGTGTTTAGCCATTTTGCTGTGCGGGTTGCATCAGTACCGGGACTAGCCGCGACAATACCTACAGCGTTGCCTTGGATCGCGCCCGCCGCTGTCAAAGAAGTGGCTGCACCTACGCCGCCTAACCCTAGAGTTGTAGCCCCACCGCTCCAAGCCGTGGTCACAGTAATATCAATAGATATCAACTGGCTGTTGGCTGGAATTATAATGTTTGTAGTTGTGGTTGTGGCAGTCTGGTCAATCGCTGCTGTCTGAGACATTGCAACAAAGCCTGTGTTCTTCATGTCTGAACCAACAGTCGTTCCAGTGGTGTTTTTAATGGTTCCGGCCTTAATAGGGCCTGAAAAAGTAGTCGTACCCATGTCAATCTCCTGTCTGGGTTTAGTCAAGCACAGGGTGCGCTTGTCAGGGAATAAATAACGTATAACACAAATTAACCAAAAAGAAAGGGGCCCTTTGAACAGGCCCCTTCCAAAATAAAACCGCTATTAGCCGTTTTTACGCTGCGCCCGGAGTTCCGAACACTGAACGCCAATCGGAAACACCGAACGAATAACGCTCACGAGCTTTAAAGCGCATGTTTCCAGTATCAAAGTCACCTTCCATTGCGGTTTTAATAGCCGCACGGTTGAAGTACTTGAAACCGTTTGGAGCGTCGGTCTTTATGAAGTACGCGTCGGTATCTGTGAGGAAGTGGTTTACAACCGCGCCCTCGGGCAACATACCCATGTTCTTCATTGCGTTGTTGTCGTTGTCCGCTGTTCCGCTACGCAGATTAGAGTTCAACACACGTTCCGCAATAAACTGAAGCTCTTTTGGAATAACCAGCTTCGTTCCGCGAACCGCAATCTTCAAACCACGCTCGTCGGTAAGACCCGCAATGTCAATCAGCATTTGCTCCAACGAAGTTTCGTTGAGGTCTGCTGCTGTAGCCAGAAGGTTAGTCTGGTTACCCGACAGAGAAGGGTGTGCGTTAGAACACAAGGCCACACCGTCGCCAATCGCATTCGCACCAGCCAAGAACGCGTTGTTCAGGATAGCTGCGGCTTTGATTTGCTTGGTTTGAGCCATCGACCGTGCCAGAGCTTTCGTGTACCGCGAAGCAAGACGATCATACAGATTGTCCTCAATCGCTTCCTCGGTAATCGAAAACGCAAGCGCAATGGTTTCGTGTGTGTAACGCGCCGTGTAGGTTTCCCGTGCCTCGTCAAACGAGATAGCAGTGCCCTCGCCTTTTGACGGTGCTGTTGAGAAACCTCCGAGCATAACTTCTTCTTCGAACGCCCGATCCGAGCTTTCTTCATCAAAGATTTCACTATGTTCGTTTTCATAACGACCATATTCCAGACCAAACAGCGCGTTAAGTCCGGGTTCTAGCTCTTTCGCTAGTTGTGCGCGAGAAATAGCCATTTGTTAGCCCCCTTCTTAAACGCCTGTCGAGGTCGCGGTGGTCTGCGAATCGAAACGGCTGGTGGGTGAATTGAAGTGAGCATTGATGCGAACTAGCATCGGAATACCCGCGGAAGTGAAGTCACTATTAGCCTCATCGTCCGAAATACCTACAATGCGAAGTGGAAGCGTTGCAGTGGTATTAATGGTACTAACTCCAAGCGCAGAGTCCGAGCTACCTGTTGCGGTAGAACCTGTCCGTGCAGAAGTTCCTAGAGACGCGTTAGCGAATACAGCGGCTTGCGCAGTAGCCCGATCAGTCAAAGAAGCGTCAGACGCGACCTTAAATACCTGCATCGGATTGTCTGCAACAAAGGCCTTGACAGGATGGTTTGTGTCTACAGACACAGCACCCGATCCGGGCCAGTAGCTGATGAACACAGGCTTTTTCTGTGTTGCATCCATGTACTCTACGCCCATCAGTACACCGAGTGCTTGCGTAGTACCACCACTGGTGGCACCCGCATAATCAATAACGCCCGCCGACAAAGGGACGACAAGACCATATTGATAAATAGCATGGGTGTTGTTGGAAGCGATTTCATACTGAGTTACCCCAGTTGAATTAGTTGCGCTTCCCACTAGACCGACAGGACGAAGACCATAGGCAGTTTCTTGATTTGCCATTTGATATTTCTCCTAGTAAGGCGGCTTACTTTATAGGACCGCCAAAGGTTATACGGGACTGACGATCAGGTTTGTTGATCGTCATGGTTGAGTGTGCATTTTCCCGCATCATATCTTGGTCAACTGCTTCCATCTGGTCTTTATTTCGGTTCGCGAAATACTCCGTCCGTTCTGCAATCGTCTCAATAGGAATGCGGGCAAGCATCAATCCGCCAACCCCAAACACACCAGCGTATTTACCTGTTTCAACTACCGGAGACTCAAAGTCAGGGTATTCGTCTTGACGAACAAGTTCCCAACCTTCGCGCATCTTCGCGCTGATGTTCTTCCTATCGTCAAAACCTTGCGTTTCCGCACGAATCCAACGATGCTTGTAACCTTCCGGTGCAGGCGGTGCGTCTAGCATAGACGGGGGAGCCCACGGCTTACGCGCAGCCGTCTTTTCCCTAGTTTTGTTAGCGCGAGGAGTTCTGTCTGTCATAGCCTTAATCCTTC